CCTAGCAGAACGACTGGCTCAGTTTCCGAATGCCGTGTTTTACGACGTGAGCATTGATTAGCGTGGGGCTAATGACTATGAAAAATCTCCTCTGGATCGGCGACGCAGGCGTTCCCAGCGGGTTCGCGCTCGCGACGCACAAGACCCTCGACGTACTGAGGGAGCACTACAACGTGACGGTGCTGGGCATCAACTACCGTGGCGACCCGCACACGTATCCCTATCCCATCTACGCGGCGGCGACCGAGGGCGATTCGGTCGGCTACGGGCGGATCATTTGGATGTGTGACGTCGTGAAGCCAGACGTCATCGTGCTGCAGAACGACCCCTGGCTGATTCCGGGGTATCTGCAGCGACTGCGTCAGTTCCCCGAGTTCCGCAACATCCCGGTCGTCGCGTCGATTCCGGTCGACGGCAAGAACCAGAACGGCACGCAGCACCTCAACGGCCTCGCGATGGCCATCTTCTGGACCGACTTCGGGCTGAAGGAGGCGCGGCGAGGCGGCTACACGGGACCGGCGGTGGTCATCCCGCTCGGCGTGGACCTCGACACCTACTACCCGGTCGACAAGCGCGAGGCGCGGCTGGCGCGCAAGCTCGACTTCGTGGTCGACAAGTTCATCGTCGGCAACGTCAACCGCAACCAGCCGCGCAAGCGGTGGGACCTGACGATCAAGTACTTCGCCGAGTGGACGAAGGCCGAGAAGATCTTCGACGCGCACCTCTACCTCCACACGGCGCCGACGGGCGACGTTGGCTGTGACGTCAAGCAGCTGATGAAATACTATGGCGTCTACGACCGCCTGATCCACCGGGAACCGGCCATCTGGTATGGCGACGAAGACACCATGATGGCCGTAACCTACAACTGCTTTGACGTTCAGGTCTCGACGACGCAGGGCGAGGGCTTCGGCCTGACAACGTTCGAGGGGATGGCCTGCGCCGTGCCGCAGATCGTGCCTGACTGGGCGGCACTCGGCGAGCTGACGCCCGGCGCGGCGGCCCTTGTCCCGTGCCTGTCGACGGCCATCGGCTGGCCGTATCTGAACGTCATCGGCGGTATCCCGGACCAGGAACTGTTCACGCGGCAGCTCAGCCAGATGTACCACGACAAGGAGTACCGTGCCGAGGTCGGCCGTCGCGGCTTCCACCGGGCCAACGAGGACCGGTTCCGGTGGTCCAATATCGGCCGTCGGTGGCTGGACGTGCTGGCGGGTGTCGAGCAGAAGCACAACGAGATCACGTGGCAGGACCTCGGGCGACCCGAGGAGGTGACAACGTGAAGGGCACCGCCGAGATGCTGGCCAAACTCAAGAAGGTCACGGCGATCTTCCCCGAGCGCGTCGGCGCGTCCCTGTACAAGCGCGGGCAGATCATCATGACGGCGAGCAAGCGGCTGTGCCCCGTGGCGCCGGACGGTGGCACGCTGCGTGCGTCGGGGATGGTCCATCCGCCAGAACGGGTGCGGAATACCATCTCGGTGACGCTCTCCTACGGGGGCGCGGCCGAAGCGTATGCCATTGCCGTGCACGAGCACCTTTCGGAGCACTCGCCGCCGTCGTGGCGGAACCATCCGAACGACATTCACTGGAACGTGCCTGGCACCGGGCCGAAGTTCCTGGAACGTCCGATCAACGAGGCGCAGTCGACGCTGGCGCACGACGTCGCGTCCGACATCCACTTGGAAGGGTTGAGGCTCTGATGGCACAAATCATGGGTACGCTGAACCTCTACAATGCGCTCAAGGCCGAAGGCTTCGAGTTGCCCAAGAACTGCGGCGACGTCCAATTGGAAATGCCTGTCGATGGCGTATTTGTGATGGTCTATCGCGTGATGCTAGATCAGGAAGACTTGATGAAACTTGGGCGGGCGTTGGCGCGCATGGGTGAAAAGGTCTGATGCCATTCCTTGACGACATCGCGGCGCGGCTCGTCGCCGCTGGCGTCGGTACGAAGGGTTCGAACATCTTCCTCGGGTCCAATGCCGTCATCCCAGACGGTGCCGGTCCGTTCCTGACGGTCACCGAGACCGGTGGCATGGCGCCGACGCGCATCCAGAACAAGGCGAGCGCCGCGACGCAGCGGCCGACGGCGCAGGTCGCCGTGCGCGCGGCGACGTATCCGCCCGCCCGCACGATGGCGACGGCGGCGTACGCGGCACTCGACGGCATCTACAATACGACACTAGGCAGTACATTCTATCAGGTCGTGCGAGCACGGCAAGAACCGACAGACATCGGGTTAGACGGCGTGGGGCGCCCTGTTATCGTGTTCAATATCGAAGCGGAAAAGGAGCCATCGTGACTGCCTAGCAGATCAAGCACAATGTCGTGCTTCGGCTCCCTCTTATACAGGAGTGTGACCCATGAGAAGCGTCAGTAAGTTCTTGTTCCCCGTTCAGCATCTCCTCGAATCAACGCCAGAAGGCGTCTTCGAGGCCATCAGTGGACACGGAACAAAAGTCGCCCGCGCGCCCGCCGCGACTCCCACGGTCTTCACCGACATCGCCGAGATGAAGGACGTCGCACCGCCAGAACTCAGCCGCAACGAGTTCGACGCGACGACCCAGAACCTCAACATCGACACCTACGTGGTCGGCGTGCTGCGCCGCACGGGGTTCACGATGGAACTGAACTTCCTCGACACCGACGCGTCGCACGACCACATCACGGGTCTGCTCAAGGCTACGATCACTGAGCCGCCGCCGGTAGACGGCTATCGGTTGACGTTTCCGAGCGGCGTCGTCTGGGTGATGTCGGGTCAGGTCTCGAAGTTTGCGCCGAAGTATCCCGTCGATGGATTGCAGGCTGCTTCGGTCACGATTCGACCGACGGGCCGCATGACCATCAACGGCATCATCATCGGCTAGGTCTGCCCCACGCAGCGTCACTCCCTCTCTGCCGGTCTTAGAGAGGTGGCGTAATTGGAGACCGGCACCAACTCGTATGCGTGGGGAGAGTGAGTTATGAGCAACGAACGAATCTTGACGATCGACGAAATGCTGGCGGCGGATGACGTTGAGTACACGAACATCAAGACGTGGAAGGTCAAGGACCCGAAGACGGGCGAGATGGTCCAAGGCTACGTCCGCATCGTCTCGCTGACCGCCGAGGACGTCATCAAGTGGCGTGAGTCGAGCGAAGGCGAGGCGAAGCGTACGATGGGCATCCGGCTGCTCGTCGACAGCCTCGTCGATGAGCACGGGACGCACATCGGCTCGCCGAAGTATTACGAGATGTTCAAGAAGAAGAGCAACGCCGTCATGGAGCGAATCCTGGCCGAGGTGATCCAGCTGAACGGCATGACGGTGAAGGCGGAGGAGAAAACAAAAAACGCCTGACGCGAAGCCCGAGCAGGCGCTTCGCCTATCAGATGGCCGTGAAGCTCGGGAGGGTCAACGTCGACGCGATGCTTCGGAGCATCACGGCCAAGCAGTTTCAGGAGTGGGAAGCCTATGCGAAGCTGGAACCGTTCAACGAGCTGCGCGACGACTACCGGTTCGCGAGCATCGTGGCGATGATCTTCAACATGGCGGTGGCGGTGAAGGACAGGAAGACGCTGGCGGAGTTCGTGTTGCCGTTCGGCGAGCAGCCGGAGCCGCCGCCGAAGAAGCCGGAAGAGCTGGAGTTCTGGGCCAAGATGATCGCGCTGGCATACTCGGTCGATGCAAAGGACGCCTAGATGGAAATAGGGTCGCTGACAGGCGAGATTACCCTCGAAGACAAGGCGACAGAGGTCATCCTTCAGTTCTCGGACAAGGTCAAGAAGTTCGCCGAGGAGATGGAAGGTGTGTCCGGTGCCATCGCCATCGGCTTCGGCGTCGTCACGGCCGCCGTCCTCGCGACGTCGGCGAGCATCGTGGCGCTCGGCGAGAAGGGGTCGACGCTGCTCGGCGTTGAGACGGCGTTCGACCACCTAGCCGAAGCGGCCGGGACGACGGGTGACAACCTGCGCGGCGCGCTGTCCGAAGGGCTGAAGGGCACCGTCGACGACATGGACGCCATGCAGTCCGTGCAACGTCTGCTCGTATCAGGGTTCAAGCTCACCGACGAACAGGCCACGACCCTCGCGCAGACGGCGCGCGAGCTTGGGAAGGCGTTCGGCAAGGATGCGGCCGAAGAGTTAGACATCCTGAGCACGTCGCTGGCCACCGGGAGGACGCGGGCGCTGACGATGCAGGGCGTCGTCATCGACGTGAAGAAGGGTGAAGAGGAGTTCGCCAAGTCCATCGGAACGACTGTCGATCAGCTGAACGCCGAGGGCCTGCTCGAGGGCAAGCGCATCGCCATCATGGAAGGCGTCAAGGGCAAGCGTGACGCCCTTGGCATCTCCGAACTCAGCTTCAAGGAGATGGTGCAGAATACGAACGTCGCCCTCGAAGAGTGGGGCGAGAAGCTGGCCAAGTCCGTCGCGTCATCACCTGACGTGCTGAGGGCGTACGAGACGATGAGGGACGCGGTCATCAAGACGTTCGGCGGCGACTCTCAGGACCTGATGGCGACGATGACCGGGTGGATCAACGCCTTCGCCAAGAGCGTCACGGAGCACGGGCCGGCCATCGTCAGTACGCTGGGCAACGTGGTCGACGGTATCAAGGGCATTTACGATTTCCTGTTGGAGCACGAGGACGACATCAAGACCCTCGCCGTCGGCGTTGCCGCGTATACCGCTGCATGGGCGGCGCTTGAAATCGGTGGGACGATCGTCACCGGCGTCATTGCCGGCATCAAGGCGATCACGCTCGCGGCGGAGATACTGGAGGCTGGGTCGTTGGTCGGCCTCATCACGCCAATCGGCCTCGTCGCGGCTGCTGTGGCCGGCCTCGCCATCGCCGTCTACAAGTTCAACCAGGAGATGAAGAACATCCAGAAGCCCAGCACCACGGGCGACCTGCTCGCCAGCCTCAAGACGGAGGCGGGCGCGAAGGCGATGACCATCGACGAGTTCAACGCGAAGCTGGCCGCGAAGCCGCAGCTGGAAGCTGGAAAGACACTCACGATTCCTGGCATCATGGCGCCTGGCGCTGGACTTCCAGATAACGCGCAGTATGTCAAGGACCAGGCCGAGAAGATCGAGAAGGCCACGACCGACAGCATCGCAAAGACGGAAGGCCTCTGGGACCAGTACTTCATCACCATCGACAAGATGAGCGGCGACACGGTGGGCGCGCAGATCGGGGCGATCGACCGCAAGCGAGAGGCTGAGATCGCCTCGCTCGACAAGACGAAGAAGTACAACCAGGACTATCAGAATCAGCTGCAGGCGATCGAGGCCGTGGCGGCGGTCAACCGTGCTGCCATCTTTGAGGACTTGTATAGGAAGGACGTGGCAGCTGCGGATCAAGCGGTGAAGGACCGCTTGCAGCTGGCCTATGACGAGGGAATAAAAGAAGCCGACCTACGGAAGTCTGGAAGCGATAAAGTCATCGATGCATGGAAGAAGACCCAAGACGATTTGGTAGCGATCAATGCCACGGGGCTGGACAAACAGCTGCTCAACATCAACAAATCGGCCGACGACCAGATCGCCGTCATCAAGGAGATGACGGACAAGGAACCAGGATATACGCAGGCGGCGGTCGACAACGTGAACGCCATTCGGCAGCAGCAGATTGATGCCCTGTACGTCGACAACGCCGCGCTCCAGGACAACTCGGCCGAGACGCTCCAGGCCATCGCCGACAAGGCGTACACCACGTACCTGGCGATGGCGGCAGCTGGCGGCGAGTACTCCGAGGTGACGATCAAGCACTTCAAGGAGGTCGCCGACGCGGCGCAGCGCACGGCCAGCGGCATCGGGAAGAGCCTCGGGTCGGACCTGTTCGACGCCCTGAAGGGCGTCCCGCAGACCCTCGCCGATGCCTTCAAGGGCGGCGGCAGCCTGCTCGGCGCCGCTGAGTCACTCGGCTCGCAGTTTGGCGCCATCTTCGGCAAGCACATCGGCACCGCCATCGGCGGCGCGCTCTCGATCGCTGGTCCCATCGGCGCGGCCATCGGCTCGCTCGTCGGCCCGCTCATCGACATGTTCGCAAAGCTCGGCGGCCCGTCGAAGGACGAGCTGGCCGCTCGCTCCACCTTCGCCGACTTCCAGAAGCAGTTCGGCACGCTGCCGCAAACGATCGACAAGGTTGGCGCCGCGTACGCCCGCATGGGCCTCACGGGGACCGACGCGCAGCGCGACCTGCAGCGCGCGCTCGACGCCACGCACGTGAGCGCGGCGGCCGAGGCGTCGGCCCTCGACACCATCAACCTCGTACTCGAGGCCGACAAGCAGCGGACGGCGGACCTGGCCTCGGCCACGCAGGACGTCATCACGGCCGGGCAGGGGTTCTCCGGGCCGCTGCCCGACGCCATCAAGGTGACCATCGACCAGATCATGAACGCCTCCGGCGCCACCGACGCGATGAAGGCGGCGCTCCAAGGCGTGCTCGACAAGGCGAAGCCCGACTACGAGCAGCTCACGAAGCTGGCCGAGACCTACGGCCCTCGCTCCAGGACCTCGGGCCGAAGTTCGAGCAGGCGAACGTCGAGGGGCGCGCGAAGAAGATCTTCGACGACTTCACGGCCCTCACGCAGGCGGGCGGCGACGTCGGCGGCGTGCTGAGCCACATGAAGGACCAGATCAGCGGCCTGGTCGACGACTCGATGAAGTTCGGCACCGCCATCCCGAAGAACATGAAGCCGCTGATCGACGAGCTGGTCCGGTCCGGGCAGCTGACCGACGAGCAGGGCAACAAGATCGAGGACACGTCGAAGATCACGTTCGAGGATACGCCGCTCGACAAGAGCTTGACCGGGCTGAACGCCGCCATCGATCACCTGTCGCAGGTCTTGGGCCTCGTGCCGGGACAGCTCGACAAGATCGGCAGCGCCGCCGACCGACTCCCCGACAATCCATACAAGGACTGGGTCGCACCGCCTCCGCCGGCGAGCCAGGACGGGCAAGCGTACGCGCAAGGTGGCGTCGTGTACGCGGCCGCTGGCATGACGGTCGGCGGACCGCGCGGCACCGACACGGTCCCTGCGTGGCTGACGCCAGGTGAACGCGTGACGTCGTTGAACCAACAGCGGCAGGACTCCGAAGCGATGGCGGAGCTGCAGATGGAGGTCGCGGGCCTCCGTCGTGACATGAACTCCAAGTTCCCGCGCGCGATCGGCGCGGCGGTCGGCACGGCGCTGGTCGGCGTGAGGATCGGCTCGTAATGTTTGCACACGTCTACTTCCCCGGCGCCTACTTCCCGGGAGTCTACTTCCCGCTGGAAGCCACCTCGTCGACCGCGACGCTGATCCCGAGCACCGCCGAGGCGCTCGTCGGCAACACGATTCAGGTGACCGCGAGCGGCGGACCTGGACACGTGCTCGACAGGGTGGCGCTCTACCGGGTCGGCACGCCGGACTACATCGACTACGCGGCCATCGTCCTCGGCGA